AACGCCGGTTGTGTTCAATGATGATGGAAGCCCAATTGATTACTTCAATGCTATGTGGGTAACAAATGACACCCTTGTTTACAATGAGGCCAACATTACTGCCACAGGCTTGGCCACTCAAACCGCCTCCGATGCAGCAAGTATTGCCAAGTATTTCTTGCACTCTTACAACCAGCAAAATCTATTGATGCAGACCACGGCCGAAGCCCTTAATTACGCCCAGGCTTATGTTGCTTCAAGAGCTGAAACAACCGTGAGATGCGATGAAATCCAATTGGATCTATACACCGCCAATTATGATGCAGGGATAATTGCAGCCCTTGACCTTGATTACTTTGACCCGGTGACAATCACAACCAATCAACCAGGGGGAACAACACTAACCAAGACCCTTCAAGTATTTGGCAAGCACATGGAAATCACGCCAAATTCTTGGCGAGTTAAAATGACGACACTTGAACCCATAATTGATGGTTTCATTCTGAATAGCACTTTGTCAGGTATTCTTGACGAGAGTGTTTTGAGTTACTAAGGAGGAGAAATGGCAGCAGGATTAGGCTTTAAGACCTTTACCACTGGTGAGGTACTTACGGCGGCAGATACTAACGGCTACCTTATGCAAGGCGTGCTGGTGTTTGCCTCAGCAGCAGCGCGGGATGCGGCTATAACCTCACCACAAGAAGGGCAATACTCTTACCTTAAAGATACAAACAGTACTGAGTATTATGACGGGGCTGCGTGGATTGCTGCACCTATCGGTGACATCACAGGCGTTACAGCTGGTACAGGTATTAGCGGCGGTGGCACAAGCGGCACCGTAACCGTTACTAACTCAATGGCAACAGCTATAGATGCAAAAGGTGATTTAGTAGCGGGAACAGCTGCAGATACTTTTAGCCGTCTCGCAGTAGGCGCTAATGACACAGTACTCACAGCTGACTCAGCTGAGGCCACAGGATTAAAATGGGCTGCTGCTTCTAGCGGTTCGGCTTATGTGACAGGCAAAAACATTGTTATCAATGGCGGTATGGACATTTGGCAACGCGGAACATCTATTGCTTGTTCAGCAACTGCATACACGGCAGACCGTTGGCAAGGTTATCGTAGCGTTGCAGGTGCAACAGTTAGCCGCCAAACATCATCATTGACTTTGGCTGGTATCCAGTATTGTGCAAGAGTCCAACGCGATTCAGGAAACACTTCAACCAGCACAATTTGGTTTTCACAAGCAATCGAAACAGCAAACAGTTATCAATTTGCAAACAAAGCAGTCGTGCTTTCTTTCTATGCTCGCGCAGGTGCTAACTATTCAGCAGCCTCAAGCAACCTTAATGTTCGCCTACGCTGGGGAACAGGCACAGACCAAAACCCATTAGGTTCTTGGACTGGTGGCGGATTTACAGTTTCATCAACTGCAACTTTAACAACATCTTGGCAACGCTTTACTTTCACAGGCACAGTAGATGCAACTGCAACAGAATTGGCAACCTATGTAGGCTTTGACGGAGTAGGCACGGCAGGTGCGGCAGATTACTTTGAGATTACTGGAGTGCAATTAGAACAGGCTGCAAGCGTTACAGATTTCAGCCGCGCAGGGGCAACTATCCAAGGAGAATTAGCCGCTTGCCAGAGGTACTTCTATGCTGCTAACGGAAGCAATCGCTACTCAATTTCTCAGGGTCAAGCCACATCGACAACAGCAGCACAGACTTATGTTACTTTTCCAGTACCTATGCGTACTAGTGCAACATTTGCTTTTGTTGGTTCGGCATCAAACTTAATTTTAATTACTTCAACAGGTGGCGCAGCAGGTTCACCAACCGCCGTGTCATTGGGTTTTGGTGCTGAAAATCTCGCCCGAATAGACCTTTCAGGTAGTTCAGGTTTGACGGCTGGAAACTTTACAGCATTACAGTATTCATCAGGTTCACCATCATTCCAATTTAGCGCGGAGTTATAAATGATTACTTATGAAATAGTTGACGGCGATATAACTACACCACAAATAATCAAAGCAACGCTAGAAAACGGCGTTATTATGTGGATACCTTGTGACCCAGCCAATTCTGACTATCAGGCATATCTCAACAAAGATAAGCCCGTGGAACACTTCACACCAATGGTGACTGATGCTGACAAGTCATAACGGATGGCCAGCATCTAAGGATCAGGCTGAGATAGGCGTAAAGTCTTACCCCGTACCAGGCACGGCAATCAAGCTGCGTTGTGCCGAAGCGGTCGCACCCTTGCTCATTGGATTAGCTGCTGAATTTCATGAGCTGATTGAGCCGCTTGATGTGGGTTCACTTGACGATTGGGGATATTGTTACCGGCCAATCCGTGGCCAAACTGCCAAGTTAAGCAATCACTCCTCCGGAACGGCTTTAGATCTAAATGCCTCAAAGCATCCTTTGGGTGCAGTGGGCACATTTCCTTTGGAAAAAGTACCAATGATAAGGGCCTTGGCAAAAAAATGGGGATGCATTTGGGGCGGTGATTACCGCAATCGCAAGGATGAAATGCATTTTGAAATCGCTATTAGTGCCGCCAAAGCGGAGGCATTAATTAAAAAAATACAAGGAGACGAAAAATGAACCAGCAAATCAAAACGGCGGCCTTGTCGTATTTACGAGCTTCACTTGCATCAGTTGCAGCCCTTTACCTATCCGGGATTTCTGATCCTAAGATTCTGCTGAACGCACTATTGGCCGGCTTCATCGGGCCCATCTTGCGTGCGGTTGACCCTAAAGATTCATCAATCAATTTGGGCAAGAAGTAAGATGGAGGCCCAGGCATGGGTGGCCGTTGTTGTAGGCGTGATGGCCATCCTGTCCGGGCTTTATGGAGCAGTTAGATTTATAGTGCGCTCAATCATGGCTGAGATAGGGCCCAAGGCCAACGGTCATAGCCTAAAAGAGCAGGTCAACAGGCTGGAAGCACGCCTAGACCATATCTACACCATCCTTTTGGAGCGTTAGACACGCCGAACGGTGTTGATGTTGTGCATTTCGTGCATATCGTCTATATTTGGTTTATCGCAACACGGCGATATGGACGAAGGGCCTCACATGTCAAGAATGGCAGATTTATACATAGAAATAAGTGACCAGTTAAGCAAGCAATCCAAGGCATTTCAAGCTGCGGCTGACTGCATGTGCAATACATGCGAGCAATACACAATTAATGAGATTGATGCTCAGTTTAAGAAAATGGGCCAGTCATGAAAATAACCTTAGAGCTTACAAAAAACGACTTTGAACACTTGACCACGACTTCAATGCAGTGGGGCAAGGATTGGGAAAAGAAGGTTATGCGCTTTGAGCCAATCATCCATGACACTGAAATTTCATTTGACTGGGGTTATGCCCATTGGGTTGATACATACACCGATTACATCCTGGCATCAGCATTCCTGAAATCTATTGCTGAACCTCATGAAGCTGCATTTGATATTGGCACGGGTGAAGTTGTCATACTGACTGATTACGCTGGATCATGGGAGACAATATGAGCATTTTAGAACCGGAATACCTAAGCACAACAGAGATGGCATCCATTTTAGAAATCACACCAAGCACATTGCGCCGCTTGGTACGCGATAGAAAAATTGAGGCATATAAGCCCCTTGGCGGTCATTACCGTTTTGACATGGACAAGACAATTCAAACCTTTTGGAGAATGGAAAGCGAGGATTCAAAGTGATTGATTTCATTTCAACATTATCTGATGCTGGCATTTTCGTTGGGTCAGTCATAGTTTTAGGATTGCCCATGATTGCTGGATTCTTGCTTGGCAAGGAGATTGGCTTAGATCATGGACACCGTGCCGGGTTTGACTTGGGAAAGGCAGTGGGCAAGCGTGAAGCCGCCAACAGTCAGCGATAACTCAGTCATTATTGCACGCAACGCTAAGCGCACATCCATAGATGCAGCAATGCGCAAGTATCCTGAAACGGGCTCATTGCGCTTGAGGATTTATGAGCTGCTGGTGCGTGCTGGATTGCGTGGAGTAACCGATTATGAAATTGAGGCCACCTTGTCCATTCCGGGCAATTCAGTCAGGCCATTGCGTAAGTCTTTGGAAACACAGGGATTCATCATTGATTCCGGGCTCACTAGAAAAAACCAAAACGGCAATGAATGCACCATTTGGCGTGCAGTGGATGAAGGGATGATGTTATGAGTTTCAACATGGATGATTATGTGGATGTGGCCGAAAGAATGCGCAAGATTAAGGAGATATTTCCTGAAGGCGTGTTTAGACCAGCAAACCCAAATGAGCCTTTCAAAATAGTTGAGATTGGTGGGCTCACTTATATTGCCTACACTGCCGCGTTCTACCGTGACCCGTTTGATCCATGCCCTGCCATTGCATGTGCCTGGGAAGAAGTACCAGGGCGAACCCCATACACAAAGGGCAGTGAACTGATGAATGCTGAGACAAGTGCTTGGGGTAGATGCGCCATTGCAGTTGGATTAGCTTCAAAGAAGATTGCCAGTGCTGATGAGATAAAAGCACGACAAGAAGCACCCAAGACAACAGTTACCAAAATCAAGGAAACCGAACAAGAACAACATGATCCGTGGGCAACACCCGCACCCATTGCTCAAGCTTATGATGCCTGGCATTGCAAGCATGGCGATAGAACGGTGATTGAAGGTGAGAAGAATGGCCGCGCCTATTATGGAATGC